CATAATATGTTGTTTATCTTTCATGTAATAAATTAGGCATAGAGAGGGATCTACTTCGTGCACATGATTGGGATGTAATGCACGTAATGATTGAACAGGATTTGCTACTTGTTGTGCTTTTACATTCATTTTGCGGTTTCGTAATAATCTTGCAAAATGATTAGTACTTACACCAATTTCATAACCATTTTGTTTTGCAATACTTGTTGCTGTTGTTGTAAACATAGTTTGTTTACCATTATCACGCACTGACTCTTTACATATTGCTCCGACCACATTTAAAGCAATATCAGAAACACTTGTATCACCTTTATCAGCTCTGCATTTCCGATCACTTGACCAACCACAAAACTCTTTTAATTGTCGGTAAATAGTTTGTTTAGAAATACCTAAAAAGGCTTGTGCTTCACTCATAATAGCGCTTCTTGAACCAAAATCTGTTTTATCTAACTTAATTGCTAATTCATTTAAATAGTTGCGAATATTAGGTGATACCATTTTTAATTCCCTTGATATGAAATATCATTTATATAAATCTTGGATATTCTCATTTACTAAAGATTCTTGTCGCTGTTGAGCTTCCATGATATCGCTATCAAATTTGCTCCAAAGTTCACGATGCACATAACGAGCTTGATCTAAAGTTAATACAGCCGAACCATTCAACGTTAATAATGCAATTTGCATTGATTCAGGCAATGAATATGGTTTTTCGGGATCGTAATCAGGGTCATTCTCAAGTATTTCGAGCATTAATTTATACATAATGTCTACATACTGCCTTTGTTCTTCAAATAGCTTATCCATGCGTGATTGCGTTTCTGCTATCTGTTTTTTAAACGGCTCTAAACGCTCATCTAACGGCACGGTTTTCATTTCAAATTGAGCCAGTTTTATTGCTAATTCTTCCTTTTCTTTCGCTACATCCGCATTACGCTTGCTTAATGCTTTGTAGTCAGCTTGCAAATCACTGTTTTCTTTTTTGAGTTGCTCTTTTTCTTTAGCATTTTTAGCAATAAATTCTTCAGCAAGTTCTACTAAAGCTTCTTTATCACCTGCTTTAGCCACTTCAATTAATGCCGTTTTTTGGTCCTCGGGTAGTTTTCGGTATTGACGTAATTCACGGTAACCGATGCCCATACGAGACATAGACTCAAGGGCTTCCTCGCCGAATGATTTTAGGTTTGCTATATCTTGATTAGCTTTTTCATCAGATACTCCTAACAATGAACAAAATTCTTCCCAAGTTCCTTTTAACTCCAAACCGTTTGGAGTTTTTTTCCCTGATAAATTACGATAAAGCTTGTTTTCTTTAACAAAATTTAATTTAGAAGCCCAAACGGTTTGGGAAAATTTTTCAAAAGCATCAGCCATTTGAGCCTGACCTAAAAGCTGGTTAACTAGGTCACGATCCTCACTATATTCACTTTGAATTGTGGTCATAGTATTCATTACTTCATTAATCCCTTGCTCATCAATTGCAGGTAATTCAATTGCTTCTTTTGTTGGATTTGCTGTTCTTGCCATTTTATTTATCCTCTTGAACCAGCCGTAATACGCTGATTGATTTCTGTTATTTGGTCTTGCATTTTAGTGATATGGATTGCATGCGCTTGGGCTATTTGCAACATTTGCACACTATGAGCAAATAAGCCATTATCTAGCTTAATTACCAATCCTTCCTCAATAAGAGTTTGTAACGCCCTAGTAACATTAACCGGTGATTCATTAATCATCTTTGCGATATCGCCGTTGGATAAACCTGTTAATGTATAGCCTTTTAGCGCTTTGAGTACTTTCAGTATTCGAGTGCCAGATTTTGAAATTTGTGAACTATGCATGTTTTTTACCCTTTTTCTATATATGAAAAACTGTTACAATCAGGGTTATAAGGCTTGTTTTAAGCCAAGTTTTACTGCTATATCGTGTGTTTTACCGCGATGAGCACGACTTAAACCATTTAAAACGTTGTACACAACAACAGGGTGATAACCATTTTCAATCGCCCACGATTTGATAGTTTTACCTTTTTGTTGAAATTGTTGCTTAACTTGTGCTGGAGTGAGAATTTTGGACATTTTTATCTCCTTTTATATAAGTTATGAATAATTGATTTATAAATTATGTGTTATATTTTGTGACTTTTAAATCACAAAGTCAAGGGGTTTTTGTGACTATTACATCACCAAAAGATAGAATTAAAGAAGAACGAAAAAAATTAAGATTAACTCAATCAGCAATTGCTGAATTATTTGGAATTAAGCGTGAAACGTGGAGTAGATACGAAGCTGGTACTATATCACCAGGAATGGAAGTACTAATTGCATTTTCTAAAATTGGTGCTGACATTCAATATATTTTAACTGGAGAAAAACAAGTTGGCTTAATTTTATCCAGAGAAGAAAAAGAATTAATTGAATTATATCGTAATGCACCATTAGCTATTAAAGCTGCTGCACTGGGAGCTTTAACAGCAGGAACGGCTCAGCAGACATCCGCTAAACAAATTTTTAACGGAAATATAGATGGTCAAGTTTCTGCAGAAAATATTTATAATATTGGGGTGAAAAGGAAAAGGTGAGATTATGGAGCAACACTTTAATCATACGGTTGGACAAGTTGCGGCAAATAATATCTATAATATTTATATTGAGCTAATAAACAAAAAATTAGATATTAGTGAATTATCTTCACAGCACTTATTGCTAGCTATTGATTATATAAAACAAGAAAATAAACTAATAATCAGAAAGAAATTTTGTAACTTACCGGCTATTGCAATTTTGATTATTTCGCTGGACATTTTCTCAATAGCTGCGATGAACTGGTATTTTATGGCTTCCGGCGGTTTTCTAAATCACAATCGCGTTTTTTCTGGAGATACATTTTTTCTAATTATGATATCTGCTTTAATTTTGATTACAATTTTAATTCGATTTTTGTGTATTAAAACTAAATATTTACACCCAATTTTATCTGAAAATAACCGGGTTATTTATGAATTAGAGCTAGAAATTGAAAAAAGAAAATTGAGGGGCGAAAAATGAAAATTTTTTTATTTATTCTAGCTCTTATTTCAATTCCAATCGTAGTATCTATTTTTGCCATCATGGCTATTTACGATAAAAATAGTCCTCCAACTAGCTCAGATGCAATATATCTTGCTCAAAAAAGATTAAAAATCAGTTTAAAAAATCCAAAATTTACAGATGTAATTTTCTTCAACACATCAAAAGATAAAGAATCAGAACATGTTTTAGCTGGAAATGTTTGCGGTAAAGTAGCGTCAGAATATTCAGATGATATGTATAGCCAGTTCTCAAGATTTATTGTTCCAATTCTGATAACAAATATGAACGGTAAACAAGGCGAAACTTCTACAATTTATTTAGAAGCAACACATGGTAATGCAGATAACTTCCAATTTGCTTGGGATATTATGTGTAAAGAATAGAGATATTTGCATAGAAAATATTTAAATAAATAGGATTAAGTATGAATAAATTAAATTTACTCATTTTATGTTTAGCTTTAGTTTTAACTGGCTGTGCGACTAAAAATTACGGTCGCCAAGGTGAATTAACCCAATATGAAAAAGACACGATGACATGCCGTGAAATTGCGTTAGAACAAGCGAAAATAGAAGGCTTTAAAGAACATGTAGAAAAAGAAAGCCAATTTGATGGACGTTCTGTTTTATCGTTTTTAGGTGACTTTGGCGTTGGTAATGTTATTGAAAAAGGTGAAGCGTTGAAAAGTGCGAATAGGCGGTTGGAGCAATTAAAAGATGTTGAAAAACAGAAGGAATGTGGGGAAGAGTAAAATTCCTTATGAACAGATCATTTAAATCTAAAAATCAAACAACCTAATAATTTATTTATATTTTATAGAAATATACAATTTTAAAATTAGAACCTTTAATTTCTTTCAACTAAAAATAAGTTTTAATTTACCAAAATGGTTGAATTGGCCTTTTTTTCATGATAAATTAGGGCGGTATTTGTATATCAAATACTATAACAGGAGAAACAAAATTATGGCACTGACAGAATTTGGCAAAGTAGTAAGAAAAGCAAGAATAGACATTGGCTATACGCTATTGACTATGTCTAAAGAGCTTGAAACAACACCTGCTTACCTTAGTGGCCTAGAAACAGGATTAAAAAAGATCCCTAAAAATTGGGTTGAAAAAATATCTAACTTTTTCAAATCCAAAAATCACGAAATAAATAATTTGCAAGAATTAGCTGATGTGTCAAATGAAAATGTCAATATTAGTGGTTTGTCTTTGCAACAACAGATGTTAATTGCAGGTTTTGCTAGATCCCCATTTAATGCTGAGGAACTAAAGCGATTAGCTAAATTATTTGAAGATATTAATAAAAAAAGGATTGATTAAATGATTGAAAAGTACCAAATGCGTGGAAATCGAGTTGAACCAATGGAAGTTGATGATATAAAAATAAAAGCAATTAACTCTTGCAAGGTCTTTAAGCTTTCAAAAGAAATGAAAATTAATTTTGATGCTGTATTTGAAAACTTAGCTTTATATGGAATAACATTACAAGTAATTTCGGATAAAGACTGGTTAGGTGTCACTGAGGGGCATTGTGATCCTAACGATTTTACCATTAGTATACCAAATAAAACTTATGTGGCAGCCTCTAAAGGGAAAAGAGAAGCTTTATTTACTATTTTCCATGAGATGGGGCATATTTTATTAGGACATAAGGCTATTTTACACCATTCTCAACATCAACCAACTTATAAAGAAGATGCTGAATGGCAAGCTGATTTATTTGCTTCAACTATATTATTAGAAATTGGAATTGAACGTCAATATTCGTTTGATTTCGAAGTGTAAAAAGCACTTATTTACGGTAAGTGCTTTTTATTTTGGGTGTTAGTTACATATTTTACGGATATGACTAACTTGTTAACAACCATAAGAACATTTGGGTGTCTAATGGAACTTTTGAAAAAGCGAATAGATTATACTTATTATTTTCTATTAAGCAATAGTTTATTTGTGCTCTAAATGTTCTCCTTTTGATAGGAGATATCGCATGAGTGATTTTATTTGTCCTCGCTGTGGTAATGCTTGTGGGTATACATTTGCTAGATATATAGTCAAAAATGGCAAGACTATTTATCCTAAAAAGGCAAAAGCTTTTCGTATACCACAGTGTGAATGCGCTAATAAAACAGCCGCTTAACACTTAATAAAGTCGTCACTTAATTGTGACGACTTTTTTTAGTTATTCTTATAGAAAAGCAGAATTTAATCTGCCCCCGTTCAAATTACATTTCAAGTAAGTAAGATCATAATAACCTCATACATTAATTTAATTATGAGGTTTTTATGGAACACCCTATCAAAAAATTATCCCAAGTACGCCTTCTCAAATGGTATTTAGTTGCTATTACTTTATTTGCAATTATTACGTTACTCTCGCCTCAGCAATTACCAGTTGTTGCTTATAAGTTGGCTTTAGTCTTGCTTTCTGCTGTGATTGGTTACCACCTAGACCGTGCGCTTTTCCCTTATGCATCTCCTGGAAGTTATTTATATAACGATTGGAAAGAGTTTGGTCCTGATTTTTATACTCAGCAATATATTGAATCTTTAGAAAACAATGAACAACCAGAGGCAATGGATTCCAAAATGTGTGCAGAATACCCTGTTCTTGATGAGTATCGAAATCTATTTGCGGTTGTTCTGATTCGTCGGGCGTTGATTGTTTCCGCTGTGATTCTTGGTGTAACTCTTGGATTATAACCATGCGTTATTTAACTTTAATTATTGTGTTTATGCTGTTTAGTTGTCATTTAGCGCCTGCTATAGCAGGTGTACCAAATGATGCTAAGCAACATCAACGGGAACTGACACGTAATGCACGAGCCATATTTGGTCTTGATGCACCCATTGCATTATTTGCGGCGCAAATTCACCAAGAATCACGTTGGAACGTCAATGCTAAATCACATGTAGGTGCACAGGGTCTTGCTCAGTTTATGCCAGCAACGGCGGATTGGATTGCTGGAGCGTACCCAAAAACACTGAGCAGCAATGAACCTTATAATCCGTCTTGGGCACTACGTGCTTTAGTTCAATATGATTATTGGTTATATCAGCGTATTAATAAAACTGCTAGCGATTGTGATAGATGGGGATTCACTTTGTCTGCCTATAACGGCGGGCTTGGCTGGGTAAATCGTGATCGTCAGCGAGCAAAACGAGAATATCAAGATTCTGGGCATTATTGGGGGGTAGTTGAAAATATTAATGGTGGTCGTAAAAGCATTAATTTTAAAGAAAACCGTGATTATCCAATTCGTATTATCTACCGTTGGCAACCTGTTTATATAAATGAAAATTGGGGTTTAGGAGTTTGTGATGATTAGAAATATAGGCAAATTAATCAAAAGCTTTTTTGTGGGCAGTAAAAATTATTTTTTGTTGGGAATAATTTTGGTTGTTGGTTTTGGTGCACTTTACCGATTAGGTATCAGTCATGGCAAATCAATGGTCAAACAAAAATATATTGCTTTAGAAGCACAACAAGCAATGGATACGTTAAGTCAATTTATTGAGAGTACAAAGCAATTAACTAAAGCCGCTAATGATGCAAGTTATTCATTGTCACAGCAGATAGTAGAAAGGAAATTATATGATGAACAATCAACCCAAGCATTACAAGATGCACTTAATAAAACAGCTAATGATCGCAGTCATTGCGTGTTTGATGATAGTGTCTTGCAGTTCATCGACTCAGCCCGTGAAAATGCAGCTCAAGCAACAACCCATGGTTTTACCAGCACAACTGACGGTACCATGCGAATTACCCGTAAAACGACGAAATAATACGGCGGATGGTTTAGCTGAAGCATTAAAACAGCTTTATGACCAATATGGGCAGTGCTCAGGTCGATTTATTGAACTCCTAAAATATATCAATGAGGTAAACAATGGATAACGCTGATTTAGCAACAATAACTAAAAAGGAATAAATGATGAATTTTAATGAAATCACCTTTAACTGGCAGTTTCTGCAATGGGTTGTAATGGCGGTGGTTGGAGTGTACTCATGGTTAATTGGTCGTCAATCGGCTAGCCAAAAAGAATTATTAGATTTACGTATTCGAGTAACACAAGTTGAGGAGACGGTTAAATCACTACCGACTCAGCATCAGGTAACTAAATTGATTGAAAAATTAAGTAGCAACGAAGCTACTTTAAATCAGTTATCTGATCGGCTTTCAGGATTATCTCGTCAATTAGATAACATTAACCAATTTTTATTAAAGAACAAGTGAGGAATTATGAGCTACGCTGAATTTTTAAAAGAAGATCAACGGTTGGTTATTTTGCGTATCTTATATGAAATGCCAAGTTATAGCAGTAATTCTAGCATTATCTATAGTGCGTTAGATCACTATGGCCACGCTATTAGTCGTGATCAAGTTAAAACCCATTTAAGTTGGCTTGGACAACAAGACTTAATTAAAACCGAAACAATCGGTAGTGTTATTGTTGCTCGTTTAACTGATTTTGGTGCTGATGTGGCCACTGGTAAAGTTGTTGTGCCTGGTGTAAAACGTCCAAGCGCAGGAGCGTAATTATGGGACGTAAATCAACGATCCACAAACTAGAGCCTGAGGTACGTAATTATATTGAGAAACTACTACGAGCAGATCAACTTACACTAGATGAAATGATTGCAGAACTGCAACAAAAATTCCCAAGCAATGAAACTCCTAGCAGAAGCAGTTTGCATCGGTACCAGAAAGGTTTTAATGAAATGACCAATAGCTTACGTGAAATTGAAACGGCATCACGTATTTTGGTTGATGAACTTGGTGATAGTGTTGATGATAAATCAGGGGCACTACTTGCTCAGGCTGTTACAACGCTGGCAACGCGTGCTGCATTTAAGGCGCATGAATCAGAAGATATCACAATCAAAGAAATTAGTTTTTTAGCAAAAGCCGCTAAAGAAGCCATGCAAGCACGTCAATTAAGTTTTAAAGAGCGGCAGGAAATCGAAAAAGCAGCACGTGAAAAGTTATTGCGTGAGCAAAAAGAAAAACTGGATGAGCTAGAAAAAACAGGCGAAGTACCAGCTGAAATGTTAGCTAAAGTAATTAAAGCGGCGTATGACTTATGACAGTAAAAAATGAACCAGCCTTAAAACTCTATGACTATCAAAAACAGTGGGTAAACGACACTAGCCGTTTTGCTATTGCTATGTTCTCTCGGCAATGCGGTAAAACCTTTACCAGTACATTACAAATTGTGCTCGACTGTTTACGTGCTGAAGCACAAGGAAAACGTGCGCGTTGGGTTATTTTATCACGGGGTGAACGTCAAGCCCGTGAAGCCATGAACGAAGGGATTAAAGTTCATTTAAGAGCCATGTCGGCAGGATTTAAAGAGCTCGATTATGATTGGGATGCCAATGTTCGGGCGCTTGAAGTTGAATTACCTGGTGGTAGTAAAATTACTGCTTTACCCGCCAATCCTGATACTGCTCGTGGTTTTAGTGCTAGTGTTTTACTGGATGAATTTGCCTTTCACCAAGATAGTCGGGCAATTTGGAAAGCATTGTTTCCTGTTATCTCAAAGCCCAGTTTAAAACTGCGTGTGATTAGCACACCAAATGGCAAAGGCAATAAATTTTATGAGCTGATGACAGGTAAAGATGATGGTTGGTCACGTCATTCAGCGGATATTTATCAATGTGTAGCAGATGGTTTACCGCGTAATATTGAAGAGTTGCGACGAGGTGCCGGTGACGACGATTTATGGGCGCAAGAGTTCGAGCTTAAGTGGTTAGATGAAGCAAGTAGTTGGCTGGATTTTGATTTAATTACTAGCGTTGAAGATGAAAAAGCAGGAGTTCCTCAACATTATACGGGCAATCCATGTTTTGTTGGCGTTGATATTGCTGCACGTAATGACTTATTTGTTATTTGGGTTATTGAGCAAGTCGGTGATGTGCTTTGGACTCGTGAAATTATTGAACGCAAACGTATTTCATTTGCTGAGCAAGATTATTTACTTGATGAGGTTTTTCGTCGTTATCGTGTTATTCGTATCTGTATGGACCAAACGGGTATGGGTGAAAAACCGGTAGAAGATGCTAAACGACGTTATGGCGAAATGGTTGTTGGAGGTGTGCTATTTACGGCTCCTAATAAATTAACATTAGCAACGCAAGGTAAACAAGCCTTTCAAGATAGAAAAATTCGTATTCCATCGGGCAATAATGCCCTTCGTGCTGACTTGCATAAGTTAAAAAAAGTCACTGGTTCAACGGGGCAACCGCGTTTTGTTGCTGATTCTGATAGTAATGGTCATGCTGATCGAACTTGGGCTGCCTTTCTTGCAATTAATGCAGCTAGCCAAGATGGGTATGAAATTGAATACCAATCACTAGGCGTTCGTGATTCTTACCGTTCATTGAATCAATATTCGAGTAGCTCTGAACTGGAAACAACCGATACAGGCTTTGGTACCGTGCGTGGCGGTAACGATTTTGGAGGATTTATTTAATGTTTAACTGGTTTAAAGGTAAAAAACCAAAGATTGAAACAGGACAAGAACTAGCTGGTACTGGTGAAAATAATGATATTACAAAATTGTATGTTGGTACACTAGCGCAACCAGATGATAGCGTGCTACAAAATCGCGGTGGTGGTCGTTTAGATATTTACAAAGAAGTATTGAATGATGATGAAGTGAAATCAGCCTTTACTCAGCGCCAAGATGCGGTGATTTCACGCGAATGGAAAGTTGAACCGGGAGGTGATAAACCGATTGATATTGAAGCTGCTGATGCAATGAGTAAGTTGTTAAAATCGGTTGGGTTTGACCGAGTGACTAAGTTAATGCATTACGGTGTTTTTTATGGTTATGCTGTGGCGGAGTTAATTTATGGCATCAAAGATAATCTATATTGGATTGATGATATCAAAGTTCGTGAGCGCCGTCGTTTTCGGTTTACTCCAGTGGGTGAGCTGCGCTTATTAACGCCCAATAATATGCATGAAGGTGTTGCTTGTGATGCACCGTACTTTTGGCATTATGCCACAGGTGCCGATCATGATGATGAACCCTACGGCTTGGGCTTGGCTCATTGGCTTTACTGGCCAAGCTTTTTTAAACGCAATGATATTAAGTTCTGGCTAATTTTTCTGGAAAAATTCGGCATGCCAACGGCAGTGGGCAAATATAGTACAGGTGCAACACCTGAACAAAAACGGGACTTACTGTCACTCACTCGTGCAATTCAGACCGATTCTGGCATCATCATGCCAGATGGCATGACGCTTGAATTGCTACAAATAGCACGCTCAGGCGCAGGCGATTACAAAGCTTTTTACGACTCAATGAACGAAGCTATTCGGCGTGTAACTGTTGGTCAAATCACTTCTTCAGGCGGTGCATCTAGTTCAATTGGCGGTGATGAGTCATTACAAGCTGCGGTACTAACATCAATTGCTAAATCAGATTCTGATGTGATGTGTGAAAGCTGGAATCGTGGGCCTGGTACATGGTTTACACAGATGAATTTTCCCGGTGCTGCTGTTCCTCAAGTTTCACGTATTTTTGATGAACCAGAGGATCTGAAATCATTATCAGAACGTGATAAAAATATTATTGAATCCACTGGCTTCCGTCCAACATTGGCTTATGTTCAAGATACATATGGTGGGGAGTGGGAAGAAAAACCGCAACAGCAAGAACAAGTTGATGAAACGATTAAAACAGTAAAAACGGCTGAATTTGCTGAAGCACAAAAGCAAAATAATTTTGCGTCAGTACTGCAATCACAACGTTTAAACGCTGAAATGCAGCCCGTTACTGATAAATGGATTAATCAAATTAAAGAACTGGTTGATAGCGTACAATCGTTAGCAGAATTGCGTGATAAGTTATTTGAATTAATTCCAGATATGCAATTAGATGAATATGCAAAGGTCATGGCTGAAGCATTAACAGCAGCTAATTTAGCAGGTCGCACAGAACTAATTGAGGATAGCAAAAATGGTTAATGTGGCATATGGCTCGTTGCCATTTAAAGAGCAAATTGAGTTTTTCCGGCGTAAAGCAAATGTGCCCACAAACAGCTATGTAGATATCTACAATAATGAGCATGATTATGCTTTTGTTGTGGCGGGTGCTAATCGTAATGCATTACTAAATGATTTTCGTGCAGCAATTGATAAAGCAATTAGCCAAGGCACAACACTGGATGAGTTCCGTAAAGACTTTGCTGAGATAGTTGAACGTCATGGTTGGAGTTATAACGGCGGCTTTAACTGGCGTACTCGTATCATCTATGAAACAAATTTAAACAGTTCTTATCAAGCTGGACGCTATCAACAATTACGTGATTCTAAATTTCCATACCTAGAATACTTACATAGTGATTATGTTGAACACCCTAGAGAACTTCATCAAAGTTGGGATCATCTGGTATTAGATTTTAATGATCCTTGGTGGAATACTCACTTTCCACCCAATGGCTATGGTTGTCAGTGCCGCGTTCGTGGGCGTACTAAAGGTGATCTAAAAAGAATGGGAAAAAATCAACCTGACAAAGCACCAACAATAAATTGGGTTGATAGAGTAATTGGTGAAAATAGCGGTAATCCACGTATTGTAAGATTGCCTGAGGGCATTGATCCAAGTTTTGAACATATTCCCGGACAATCAAGACTTGATAATTTTGTACCAAATCCATTAGATACAGATCCAACTTTAAAACGAGGTTTACCATCAAGCAAAGCAACTGATGAATGGCCAGCTATCCGTGAAGTAAGCAAAAATAGACTGTTAGAAAAAGGCTTAACTGAAGAAGATTATGCCAATATTTTCTTAAATGAATTTGGTGCAACATTAACCAATCCAGCTATTTTTAAAGATGTAGCCGGTGATGCATTAGTAATCGGTAAACAGCTTTTCACTGTTAGCAAAACTGGTGAATTGAAAGTTACAAAACGTGGTCGTGAGCAATTTTTATTGTTACTTGCGGATTCGTTAAAACTGCCCGATGAAATTTGGACAAGAATGGAATACTTTGATCATCTACAAAAATCGGTGGTTCGCCGTCGCTATATCTCACGTTTTATGATTGATGGCGAAGTTAAGCCCATGCTAGCGGTATTTGAAGTGGGTGATGATGGTTGGTTAGGTGTGACAACATTTGCGCCTGATAACCCTGAATATTTAGAACAGCTTCGGGTCGGTGTTCGAGTGTTTAAACGATAAACCTCAATCACTGCCATAATTGAGGTGCATAAGTAAGGATTTGAGGCTTTGGCAGAAGCTGCTTACTTACATTCGAAATAGTATAGGTGAAAAAATGACTGGCGTAAATATTGAGTTTAATATACAAGATGCTCTTGATGCCATGCTTCATATTGAAGCAGCCATAGATGATACTCAAAGTTTATTTAGTCATATGGGCGAAGTATTACTTGATATTCATGAAGCCAGATTTACGGCTCAAGAATCGCCCGATGGTGTACCGTGGAAAGAACTATCTCCTTGGTATAAAGACTCAAAACCCAAACAAAAAGATAAAATTTTAACGCTAGATGGTAATCTAAGAAGTACGTTGCATTGGCAGATTGAAGGTAATACTTTGTTGTTTGGTACCAACGTAGTGTATGGTGCAATTCATCAATTTGGTGGTGTTATAAAACCACGTAATAAGCAAGCGTTAAATGTTGGTGGTCAAGCTGTTAAGCAAATTGTTATTCCCGCCCGACCATGGCTTGGCGTTAGCGCTCAAGATAAATTACTATTGGTCGATGTTGTGCGTGAGCACTTGGGTTTTGCTTAAAACGCAATATAACGCGTTTTAAGCCATTTTACTAAAAAAGGCTAATCAGTTTGTTTACGAATCGCTTTAATCGTGTTGTAAATGCTTTATAATAAGTTTTTAGTGTATATTCTTTCTATTATTTTGCCACTCTCCTTTCCAAATCATTAAAAAATTATCTGCCCGCGTTCAGATTACCCTTTTCTCAAAATAAGTCATGATGCTCTATATCAATTTATTGGAGCATTTTTTATGGCACTTATTCCCGTTTTTAAACCTGGTACGCATACTGCGGTAGATGGTCGAAAAATCACTTTTACTTTAGAAAATTGTATTGATTTAGCAGAAAGCTACGATCCAAGTTTGTCAGAAGCGCCTGCTGTAATTGGCCATCCCAAACTAACAGCTCCAGCTTACGCATGGGCAAAATCATTTGAAGTAAAAGATGGGTTGGTTTATGCCAAGTTAGATCAGATTAATCCAGAATTTGCTGAAGCCTATAATGCGGGCAGTTATAAAAAACGTTCTTTATCAATCTATTTACCAGACTCACCGGGCAATCCTAAACCCGGTCATTACTATGCGCGGCACATTGGTTTTTTAGGTGCAGCAGCTCCTGCTATTAAAGGCTTGCCTGACGCCAGTTTTGCGGAGTCTGATGGTGAGCAAGGTGCCGCAGAGTTCTCGATGGCTGATGAAGAATTTGATGAGAATTTGATTTCAATTTTAGCTAATTTGCGTGACCTGCTGATTGAAAAAGCCGGCATTGCCAGTGCTGACTTGTTTTTACCACAATGGCGCCTTGAATCATTGCGTGCAATATCCGACAGAAAACAAAAGGAGAAAGAAAAAATGCCACAACCTTTAGACGCTAGCTTTGCCGAACAACAAGCGGCAATTGATGCAAAAAATGCCGAACTTGCAAAACGTGAACAAGCATTGCTAGAAAAAGAACAAACTAACAAGCGTGCGGAATTTGCTGCCTTTGCTGATGAATTAGTTAAAGATGGAAAATTATTACCTGCTCATAAAACTACAGTTGTTGAAGCATTTATGGCGTTGGGTAGTGAACCAATTTCATTTGCTGAAGGTGATGCAACTGTTAACAGTTCCCCAGTTGATTTAATCAAAAAAGTACTTTCAGAGCGTCCTAGTTTTATGAACTTTGCTGAAAAATCGGCTGCTAGTGATAGTGAAGATAACGTTGATAAACAAGATCCAAAAGTCATTGCTGATGCAGCCAAAGCCTATCAAAAAGAACAGGCAGACAAAGGTAATACAATTTCAATTAGCCAAGCTGTTACGCATGTAACCAAAGCTAAAAAGTAAGAGCATTAATTACAGGCTGATTATTAATATCAGCATCATTTTAATTTTAACCAAAAGGTTTTTATATGAATATTCCAGGATTAACAGTAGCAAAAACCGCTGAAGGCGAAGTCAAACCCCGTTTAATTGTGTGCCATGGTAGTGAAGATGGGCTAGCAAAAACAGCGATTGACGGTAACGCATTATTAATCGGTGTATCAACAATTGTTGGTGGTGGTGACGGTGAAGTGTTTGATGTTGTGCGCAGTGGGTTGGCACAAGTTTTTTATAGCGAAACAATTGCGATTGGTGATCCAATCACAGCAAATGCCGATGGTCGAGCTAAAAAAGCAATGTCAGGTGATTTTATTATTGGCTATGCCGAAGTTGTGGGTGATGCCGATGAATTAGGCACTATTTGGATTGCACCAAGCAAACAAGCTTAACCTTTTATTTAACTAATGGTCTATGACCTTTGATAAACAATTTTATAAATAGGAGTTTTATATGCAACGCCCTTTTCCCGTTGAACCGCAGTTGACTGCAATTGCTATCGCTTACCGTAATAATAAGTTAATTGCCGATGAGGTTTTGCCCCGTGTGCCTGTTTCTAGCACGTCTTTTAAATGGTTGGAGTACGATTTTTCAGAGCGATTTACGCTCCCAGATACTAAAGTTGGGCGGACAGCACAACCAAATCAAGTTGAATTTGGTGCCAAAGAGCAAGAAAGTTCAGTGACTGATTATGGACTAGATAGCCCTGTACCGCAAGACGATATTGATACTGCAATCACTGGTCTTAACCCGCTCGGTCATGCAGTCGAAGCAACGACTGATTTAATTTTGTTAGATCGTGAAGTTCGAGCCGCTAATGTACTGTTTAATGCAAGTAACTACACCAACACCAAAACGTTAACAGCAGCGCAACAGTGGAATGATGATAAAAGTGATCCGATTGGTTTAATTACAGACGCTTTTGATTCAATGATTATGCGTCCTAATATCGGCACACTAGGTCGTCGAGTTGCAACAATATTACGTCGTCACCCCAAAATTGTTGCGGCATACCACGGTAATGCAGGCGAAAACGGACTGGTCCCGCTCGGTTTTTTAGCTGACTTATTAGAGTTAGAAGCGATTTATATTGGTGATGCATTCCTAAATAGTGCAAAACCAGGTAAATCACCAACCCTATTACGTGCATGGGGCAATAAAGCTAGTTTCACCGTTCGCAATAAATTAGCAAATACTAAAGGTGGTGTGACGTTTGGCTTTACAGCCCAATTTAAAGATCGTGTTTCGGGTTCGATTGTTGATCCTGATATCGGTTTACGTGGTGGCCAACATGTTCGAGTCGGTGAATCGGTCAAAGAGCTAGTTGTGGCTAAAGATGCGGGCTATTTGTTTGAAAATGTTATTCCAACAAACAGTTAATAATGTGAACAACAACCAACGGTAATTTATCGTTGGTTTGGGTAAAGATGATGAATATTCCATACATTACATTGCTAAATTTATCCGAACGTCCAGGACTCGTTGAGCTATCCCAATTGGTTGCTCAAGATGGTGAAATTCCCGTAGATGCTAATTTGTTGGAAGTCATTATTAATGGTGGTGATGTTTCAAGTTGGTTGCCTGATGATGTTATTAATGCAAATCGAGCAATCGCACGCATTAATGAATCAATAGCTGATACTGAAGCTGAAATAAACGGCTTTTTACGGCAACGTGGACACAGGCTACCCTTAGTTAAGGTACCTCGTTTGTTAACTGATTGGGCACGCATTATTGTTCGTTACAAATTGCATCGCAATCGTGTTTCTGATGAAAAAAGCGATCCTATCGTGCGTGATTACAAACAAGTTCTGGGCTTTCTAAAAATGGTAGCTGAAGGGAAATATTCGCTTGGTATTGAAGATACTCTACCCGTTGCAGGTGGTGTGCCTAAACAAACTGGCCCTGTTCGTGTATTTGATATGAACACATTACGGGATTTTGGACGATGAGTAGCGCACCATTTGATGTGTCAGTTGTTGCTGAAAAATTAAAAGGTTTAATGCCTGATAAAACCTTAGTGTTTGTTGGTACCAGTGCTGAATACAGCAAGCTGACTGATTTAACATCGGCGCCAACACCTGCTGCTTACGTTTTGCTTGGCAAAGAAACACCGAACGATAAGCCAACAGGAACACGGCAGTCAGTCAGTGTTAATTTTGGTGTTGTGGTTGTTGCACGTGATATTTCTAGCCAAGCAACCAATATTCAAAATGTAAAACAATTGGCAAATCCAGTGATTGGTGCGGTGCGTGATTTGTTGATTGGTAAAACAGTTCAATTTATTGATGGAGTTCGTCCAGTCACATGGGTTGGTGGGCAAACGTTAGGTTTTCAAAATGGCGTGCTAGTTTGGATTGATTCATTTCAAACCCAACACTTCATCGGTAGCCGATAAATAATTTTAGGAGAAAGATATGTCAGATTTATTAATGAGTTTGCAAGGTACGATTAACCTTGCCACACGTAATACCGCCAGTTCACCAGCCCGCCCAGGTGCATTTCGACATGTCGGTACTGCCGATTCGTGTGAAATGGAGTTAAGTGTTGAGACAGTTACGCAAAATGAGTCTTACACTGGGCAACGTCTACAAGTTGGTGAATTAACACTGGGTAAAAGTGGTACGTTAAATCTTACGTTAAAAGATTGGTCAATTGAAAACATTGCTTTGGCACTTTATGGTGAAAAGATTACTGTTAATTCAGGTATAGCGACAGATGAAAAATTACCAGAGAACCTGATAATAGGTGATCGTATCAAGTTAACCCATCCATTTGTAGCTGATGTCGAGTTAAAAACACCAGATGGCTCTATATTAGTATTAGGCACGGATTATGAAATTGAATCAGCTCATGCTGGATTAATCAAGTTATTAACCGCGAAGGCATTAACTGCCAGCATTGATTATTCATACGCTAAGACTGAAAGTTTGGGCATTTTTACCCGTCAACCACCAGAATGTTGGTTTATGCTCGATGGTATCAATACTGATAGAGAAAATGAACATGTAATTGTGGAGCTATTCCGCGTTAAATTCAATCCAATTTCTAACTTCTCGTTACTACACAATGAGGGATACGGTGAATTACCACTTACTGCCACGGTCTTGGCTGATATGAGTCAAAACAAGGATAGTTCGCTTGGTTATTTTGGCTCATACGTTCAAAAGGCGAAATAAATTATTGTCTATGCGGTGAATATTCACCGCTAATTACTCAATTCTCTAAATTTAATAGTGGGCAAATAAAATGGCAGAAAAAGTGACAGCAACAAAAGAAGAATCAAATGATTTAAACGCATTAATGCCGAATCGTGAAATCACGCTAGGAGGCGAAATAATTACAGTACGTGAATATTCATTTAAAGATGCGCTAACAATCGGTAACGAAGTTGACCAGTTTGTTGCATTAATTGTGAATGAAATGAACGGTACAAACAAAATCACGATTGAGCAAGCCGACACAATTATTATGAATAATTTAGAGTTGGTTTATTCATTAATCAGTACCTCTATTAAAAAACCGATTTCGTTTATTGAAGCGTTGTCATATGAAGATGGTTTGCAATTATTAGATTGGTGGTGGGTTGTTAATTCTCGTTTTTTTATGAACGCGGTAACTCGCAAAATCATTCGGCAAAACGCTGCAAAACAGGCAAATCAGTAAGCTGGAGTGAAGTTTTTACTTTACTAATTAAAAATGGACATGATGCACAGCAGTTACCGCATTACACGCAACGTCAGTTACTGCTGTATTACGATGAATTAATTAAGCTACAAAACCGAGAACGAGCTAACCGAATTGAAGATATTTGTGTTGGCTTTAATGGTGGTAAACAAGTTACTAAGTTTGTAAAACAGTTACGCGGAGAGCAATAATAATGGCTAATAACGATATGAATATTGCAATGAAGTTCACTGCTGACGTGAATAGAGCAAAAGATAATATCAGTCAATTAAATGCTGAGCTGAAAGAGTCAGCAAATGTTGCTCAAGATGCTAACAAAAAAAGTGCCAAAAGCATGAGAGATGTTTATATGGCACAAACTGAAGCAATGAACCGTGGTGCGCAAGCTACCGCTGCTGCCGAACAGCAAGCTAAAGCACAGAGTATTGCAGCTAAAGCAGCTGAAGCACATAAAAAAGAAGTTGAAAAACTGCGCCAAGGTTTAGATAAATTACTTGCTAGCATTGATCCAGCGACAAAAGGTCTAAATCGTTTAGATGAATTAGAAAGCAAGTTAAGAAAATCCAAAAAAGCGGGAGTAATTGATAGTAATACGTTTGATGATTATTTATCAAAAATCAGTAATCAACGTGCGGCGTTATCAACGGTTGAAACGCTTAATGAAAGTACTAAAAAATTAAATCTCAATACTAAAAGTGCCCGTCTCAGCATCACTAGTATGTTTAAACAATTAGCGAGAGGTAATTTTGCATCAGCGGGAAATTCATTGCTAACAATTGGCAACATGACTGGACGATTACCGCCATTATTTAGTGCTACTACATTATCCGTTGGTATTTTTATTGCTGCCGCTTACAAAATGTCTCAAGTGATAAGTACGATAATTTCAGACCAAGAGCGGTTTAATCGTGCATTAATTTCAACGGGTAATTATGCTGGTGCGACAGCTGGTGGGCTTGAGATGATGTCTCAACGTATCGGTAAAATTAATCATAACTACAGTGAAACACGTGATGTTATTGCGGAACTGGCATCGGAGGGGCGGTTATCAGCAAAATCGATTGAAAATATTACTACTGCATCAGCATATATGGCAACCGTGACAGGAAAAAGTGCCAAAGACGCCGTTCAATCATTTAAAGGTATTGAAAATTCGGTTACAAGCTGGGCAGTTGAAAGTAATAAACAATACCACTTTTTAGATCTGGCTACTTATCAGCGTATAAGTGCGTTAGAAGAACAAGGTAGAACCGAAGAAGCTATTGCAATCGCTACAGATAAATATGCTTCAGAGATGGAAGTCAGTGCTGATAAGATGAAAAAACAGCTCAATTGGTTAGAAAAGGCATGGAGACACTTCAAAAATGGGGTTAGTGTTCTAGGTAATGAGTTAAAGAAAGAGCTTAAGTTTGATTTAGGATTATCAAGCCTAGAAGAAGATATTGAAAGAATGGAGAAAGCCAAAAATAGAGGTTTTTATATTGTGCCTGGGGCTGCATCTATTCCATACAATAAAAATGACGATAAAGCATTACAAGAAAAATATGCTCAACGAGAGAAACAGCAAAAAGAAGCCCAAGAAAAACATAATACCGATGTCATTAATGAAAAAGCAACAAAAGCCCAAAAAGAACTTGACGAGCTTCATAAACAAAATGCAACTGATGCCGAAAAACAAGCCAAGGCGGTTGAGGATTTACGTAAAAAATATGAAGCACTTTGGGCTGATGAAAAAGGTCGTAAAGATTTGCAAGCACAGGGCGTTACTTCAAGTGACGGGAAATCATTTGCTGGTGGTCAATATGATAAAGATGTTAAAAATATTACTGATAAAGGAATCCAAGAATACAATAAAGGGATTGAAAAATCACTTAAGCTAACTACTGAATTGCAACGAGTGATGCATGAAATCAATGAAGGACAATATAAAAATGCATCACAAGCAGAGAAAGACAGAGCTATCGCATTAGCAAAACAATTAGATGCTAAAAATGCAGCCAAACATAATAAAAAAACTGATTTTTCATTAACAAATGACAAAACTAATCTAGCATTGCAGCAACAATTAAATGAACTATTACTTGGCACAAAGGCTAGTGATGACACAGTTAAACAATGGTACAACAACTTATTAGCTCAATTTAAAAAAACGGGTAACAGAGAAGGTATCGACTTAATCGACCAAATTTTACCCCTGAAAAAAGCTGAAGCAAATTTAAATGAAATTACAACAAAAATTCAGCAAGCACAATCACGTCAATCAACAAAAGAACAATCGTTACAAGCACAAGTTACAGCAGGTTTAATTACACAAATTGAAGCCCAAAGCCATCTTGTTGATTTGCATAAACAAACAGCTCAAGAGCTAGCAGAGTATTTACCTACACTGCAAGCCATGACTGAATTACCGGGCCAAGCTGGCGAAAATGCACAAAAAGCACTTGCTACACTTCAGCTACAAATTGCAGAACTAAATAAAACTACTGATGCATTAACCAATGCATTTAAAAACGGCTTGCAAAGCGGTATCCAAGGTAGTCTTGATTCTTTAGCAAAAGGTACTTTTGAATTAAAAGACGCACTACAAAACCTAGCGCAGAGCATTTTGTCGTCGATGGCACAAGTGGCGACAAAAGGTTTAGCTGATATGGCAATGAATGGACTATCAAATCTAGGTAGTTCGTTGTTTGGCTCTGCCACTGATGCAGCTGTTGATAATGCCAGTGCTGCTGCTTCTGCAGGGCTGATGGAAACAGCAATTGCAACAAGTAGCGCGACTGGCGCTGGATTGATGGGTGAGTCAATATCGATGTCGGCAGGTATTGGCGCCGAGACTATTTCAGCATCAATGATTACCGCAGGTACAGCAGCAGGTGAAATTATTAGCGCGGCAATGATTACTGCGGCAAGTGCAAATGCCGGAAGTTCAGCCATGGGTGCTGCCGCAGTAGCAGCGGCGACTGGTGGTTATATAACTGGTGCGGGCACTTCAACATCTGACTCTATCCCAGCAAAATTATCTAACGGTGAATATGTTGTTAAAGCTGCCTCAGTTAAAAAATACGGTGTTGACTATTTACATGCGATTAATACTGGGCGATTGCATCGTTACGCAACTGGCGGTTTAGTTTCTAATGTTAGCAGACCAACAGCACCCAATTTATATGATGAAAACTCATCATCAAAAGCAACTAACCAAGCACAATCGGCACCGGTTATTCAACAAACTTTGGTTTTAGATAGCGGTGAAATGATGAAGTCTGGTATTAGTTCTGTTGCGGGTTCTCGTGCCATGATGACATGGATTCGTGCAAACTCCCAAACCCTAAAACAGGAGTTGTCATAATGAAAAAATTTTTATGGCAAGCCGATCCCGATTGGACCAATGGTATAACTGAAATTTTGGAGTGGAAAACCGATATTTTACAATCATACAGTGGTGCAGAACAACGCATTGCTAGACGATTATCACCACGTCGGACGTTTGAATTTTCTATTTTAATTAATGGTAATGAGCGTTCCAGATTTGAGAATCGATTGGCGTTTGTTGGTGGTAATTCGTGGTATTTGCCTATTTATACTGATGTTACCTATCTGAATGATGATGTCAATACAGGTGCTATAGTTCTGCCGTGCAGCACAATCGGTCGTGATTTTGTAGTTGGTAATAAAGTACTAATTAAAAGTGAGATTAACAATGTTAATCAAACAGCATTGCTTGAAGTCGCAGCGATAAGCACAGATTCAATCACATTAGTTAATCCAGTTAAAGTGAAGTTTTTAGCCGGTGCATGTATTTATCCTATTCGATTGGCTGTATTAACCGATGCCCCAGAATTGACTCGATATAATGATGATTTATTAAGTGCGCAAATTCGTTTTCGAATGACTGAACATAACGCATTTAGTAACAATATTTCATTTTTACCCATTTATCGCCATTTTCCTGTGTTAAATATGCATCCAAATTGGTCAGAATCGTTAAAAGGTCGATATGAGCGATTTTTATTAGAACTAGATAATGGCTCAAGTATTCCAAGTCGATTAGATACTGCAAAATTGCCCTTTTTTGTTCAGGAATTTAGATGGTTTATAACGGAACGAGTTGAGCAAATGCAATTACGACAATTGTTTTATTATCTAAATGGTTGTCAAAAAAATATTTGGGTTTCAAGTCAAGCAAGTGATTTTAATGTTCTAACTGTTGATGGTCGAGTTCTTGAAGTTGAAAACACGGGATTTAATGAAATTGGATTAATGTCTGGTCGAAAAGATTTAGTTATCACGTTATGTAATGGCAATGAGCTATATCGTCGTATTGAACTTGTCGCTATCGTTTCTGATGAAATTGAGCGTTTATTGCTCAATGAATCAATCAATGCAAATGCTGAAGATATTTTGTCAGTCTCATTTTTAACACTGTGTAGATTAGATTCCGATTCTGTCAGCTGGGAACATGTTACTGATGCCGATGGACTAGCCAATATAACTTGTAGTTTTAGAGGAGTACGCGATGAGCTGGAATCAATTTGAGTATTCAACCAATAATGGTAAACCATTAACGCTATATGAATTTATTCGTAATGAACAAAAATATTATCGCTATACCAATGCTGACCGAAATATTGATTTTAATGGTGTGACGTGGATAAGTGAAGCAATCAGTAATACAGGACTAAGTATAGGCACGGGTAATAGTCTAGAAATTACATTGCCGTCAACATCTGATGTAGTTCGTTTATTTCGTGGCGTACCGCCAACCAAACCCGTGGTAATCAAAATGTATCAGTTACACGAAAATGACAATGAATTTAGAGTTATCTGGGTTGGAAAAATTCAAGAAGTTAAGCGTGAATCAATTGAAAAAGCAAAATTAATTACGGCAAGCATTGCAAGCTCATTTGAGCGCAGTGGCTTAAGATTGACTTATGGCCGTTCATGCCCCTATGCCCTTTATGACCACAATTGTCGAATTTGGCAAGATAATTACAAAGTGGCCAATATTGAAATCATTGCTCTTGATGGAGCAAATATTACTGTAAATCTACCGAATATTGCATCAGGTTATTTTTCTGGTGGATATATGGAATTTTACATTGATGGGATTAAAGAACTACGCGGATTAAAAGCGCATGTTAATAATGTGATAGGTATTTTAGGGGGGACTCAAGGTTTACATAAAGGTATGCATATTAACTTGTATCCAGGATGTGACAAAACAATCAAAACCTGCAATGAAAAATTTAATAACCATTTGAATTATGGTGGACAGCCGCACATTCCAGGCATTTCACCATTCACAATCGTCAAACTGTTTTAATTTGGAGTAATTTTATTATGTGGTGGGCTGTCGCTAAATTTGTTGCTGTTATTGTTGCCAGTTATGTGATTGCACGTGTTACTGCGAAACAACCAAAAAGTAATCGTCCAACCGCGGCGACGGAAGATGATTGGAATATGCCCATTCCAGACGAAGGTACTCCGCAGTGCATTTTTTTTGGTGACTGTTGGACATCTGACTGGTTTGTACTGGGCTATGGTAACTATCGTTATAGTGCAATTCGTAAGTAATTTGGAGTGTCAATTATGAAAATAACAATGGCGCATATTCGTGCTGGTGGTGGCTGTGCCGGAGGATTACGTGAGTTTTTTAAACGCTATAACTTGGATTTAAATGCGTTTATTCGTGATGGATATATTGATTCAGAAATAGTTTTAAAAACAGGTGATGCATTAGCGTTACATATTGTCAATATTGCAAAATCTCGGGAGTTAGAAAAAAATGGGTAGTAGTTCAAGCAGTAAAGTTACCGTTGGATACAGATACTATTGGGATTTATTCTGTGGTTTGGGTCGTGGTCCTATTAATTCTATTGTTGCAATCACTGCAGATAAAAAAATTGTGTGGCTGGGAAAAGAAGACGAAGCAAATACAAATTGCTCTATTTATATTAATAAACCCAATTTATTTGGTGGTGAAGACACTGGTGGCGAGGGAGGCATTGAAGGAAACCTTGAAATAATGATGGGTGAACAAAATCAAATCCCATCAAATAGTTTAAACCGTATTTTAAAAGGGTTGATTCCTGGATTTCGGGGAATGGTCACAACATTTTACTCCGGATTAATAAGTTGTTATAGCGCATCACCAAAACCATGGTCGTACAGAGTTCGGCGGACTACAAAAGGCTGGGATAATAATTTAGTCTGGTACCCAGAAAAGTGTACTATTGTGTTGTGTGATAATGTGTCAGAAATAATAGGCATTGAAAGTGAGATTGAAAGCCGCTATGGTCCAATACACAAAAAGAAGAAGAATAAAAACAAATATCCCTTTATAAATAAAAATAAAGACAAAAGCCCTGAACAAATTGAACAAGAAAAAAGAAAACAAGAGGAAGAAAAACGACGAGAAGAAGAAAGGCAACGGAAAATAGCTGCATTGAATAAAGAGCTGAATCATAATATTCGAAATATTCATGCAATGAATCCTGCTCATATTTTATTCGAATGCGCTACAAATCGAGATTGGGGAAGAGGATTAAGTTGGGATGAAATCGATATTGACAGTTTTAAAAAAGCGGCAGATACACTATTTAATGAAAAGTTTGGTTTATGTTTTCGATACAATCGACAAGATCAACTGCAAACATTTATACAGCAAATTTTAGATCATATTGGTGCTGCTCAATATGCTGATTTATCAACCGGAAAATTAACATTAAAGCTAATTCGTAACGACTATGATCCAGAAAAATTACCATCATTTAATTATGATAACGGTATTTTATCAGTACAAGATGATGATTCAGCGAGTAATGATGCGACATATAATGAAATAGTTGTTACATATAGTAATCCTGTTACCCATGAGGATGGAACTGTTCGTGCTCAAAATCTAGCATCAATTCAACAAGTTGGTTTAATTAGCAATTCAGTTGAATATAAAGCTGTGCCAACCCAAGAACTGGCCGCTCGCGTGGCTGAGCGAGATCTTGAAATGAATGCAGCAGGTATTACACGTTTAATTATTAAATTTGATAGACGTGGTGGCATATTGGAACCCGCATCGTGTTTTCGTGTATCGTTACCTGACCGTGATATTGAAAATATGATTCTCCGAGTTGGAAAAATAGAAGAACAAAGTGATGGCTCGTTATTAATAACCGGTGTGCAAGATGTTTTTAGTTTGTCATCTACATCGTATAGTGCATCACAACAAAATAGTGAATGGGTTGAGCAAGATAACTCAATTCATGCTGTAAACGACATTAAACTGATTGAATTACCGTATGCATTATTAGCAGCAGCATTGAGTGCTGCCGATTTAGACTATGTAACACCAATTTCAGGATATATTGGTGTTACAGCATTAGCTCCCACGCAATCATCAATTAATTATATATTACAATTTCAATCAGCTGGCTCTGCAATTAATGAAAATCGCAGTGATTGGACTCCATTTGCAAAATTAACTGATGATATTGATAAACTTGAAACACAGTTTGAAATCAAAATTGATTCAGATTATCAACCAATGATTGGCGAAGGTCTTCTGGTTGATGATGAGTTCATGCGCATTGATGAAATTGATTTTGAAACAAATATGATAAAAGTTGGGCGCGGCTGTGTTGATTCATTACCCCAAAAACACCTATCAAACTCAATAATATATTTCTATGAGAACTCCTTGGCAACTGATCATATTGAGTATGTTAATGGTGAAACCGTTGGCGTCAAATTACTCACGCAAACTAATGCAGGTATATTAAATGATGATATTGCACCTATTAATAAAATAGTAATGTTACATAGGCAAATCCGTCCATATTTACCCGGAAATATCAAAGTTAATGACTCATTATATCCAGATGTAATTGAACAATCTGATACGTATATCATAAGTTTTTCACATCGCGATCGCATTTTGCAGGCAGAACGTTTGGTTGATTGTGTTTCAGATAATATAGGACCAGAACTAGGTACTGAATATATAATTGAAATTGCTGATTATTATACAAAAGAAATTCTATGGAAATTTAATACCACTGATACATTCATATTATTACCGTATTCATCTCAAGAAGATTATGTTTATGATGATTTGCACATTTTAACTTTATATAGCATTCGAGATGGTTATGAATCATTACAAAAATTTGTAACAACACTGCCTGAAGGTCATATCACTGTGGAGAGTAAATAATGTCTAATGAAAGTGAATATTACTACGGTCAAGGTAAAGTGTTTTTAACGCATAAAAAAAGGGATCATCAATGGCGATGGATCGGAGATGTATCATCACTAAAAATTAATTTTGAATTTGAAGAACAATATAGTAAACGCAGTATTGGGGGGCGCTTAGTTAATAGCAAAAGATTTATTACGTTTACGGGCGGTAATGTTACTGCAACATGGTTTGATCGTTCACTGGAAAATCTGAAATTATTATTACGCGGAGAGTCTGTATCACATCAACAAAGTTGGGCTGAAGAAGAGTTCAGAAATATAAAATCAGGTATGACAATCTATTTACAACATCAAAATATAAGAGATGTTTTTATCGAAAATTTAAATGAACATGTTGACTATATTGTTGATTGTAAAGCTGGCTCAATTTTATTTATAACAAAACCAAAATTTTCACGAATTTTAGTTGAATATGATTACTCAGGATTAAGCGGTATTAGTATTTTAAACAATGAACCATTAGATTTAGCATTGCGTTATGAAGGAAAAAATATAGTTGATGATAAAACAATAAATATTGAGCTTTTCCGATTATCACTAGATCCCATAGAATTTATCAGCTTGATTGATGATAAATCAGAATTTTCAAATATTGAAACTACATTACAACTATTACCTGATTTATCAAAAAATCCGAAATCCGATTTTGGCCAATTTGGCAGAATAATACAGTTTAATGATTTTAACGACATCTTATACGATGATGAAATTGCATATGATGAACGATACGAATTTGCATATTAGAGGGCGTAAATAATGGAACATTTAATTGAAGAAGTAAAATGGGAAGATAATGTATATCTCATTCAGCGAAAAGATCGTGTCGGGGGGTGGTGTGCGGGGTATAGCAAACAAACCTCATTATGAACTTGCTAACAGAACACAATATTTAAAAAGAACAGTCGACACAATTAATACTGCATTAGAGTTTACATTATCTGCATCTGAAGATAATTCAAATTTTGATGCTAAATGTAATCGTATCGAAAATTTAAAAAAACCAGAAAACAAAAATGATGCTGTTAATAAGGAATATGTTGACGGCAATGACGAAAAACTACAAAAACAAGTAAATGAGCTAATCGAAGCCAAGATAGGCTATGAGTCAATTGGTAACTTCAATGATGGATGTACTATAAATACAAGAAATGAAATTGTTTATGATGAACAAACAAAAAAATATTATGCATGGGCAGGTAATTTACCTCATCACGTTTTACCTGAAACTAATGTGACTGATGAAATGAACAACGGAAAGCCGTGGCTAGTCATTGAAAATTCAAACGAGTTTATAGCAAAAATTGAGAGCATTAAACAAATAGCACAAAGTGTAGCTACACAATTCTATGGTTTTAAAAAAGATGGTGCAAAATTGATTTTAGAAACAGCAGGAAATATAGATAACAACATATTAAATATTGAGAACTTTTTAGAATGGGTGATTGCTCCTGGCGGCTGTGAATTTACTGTTAACAATAAAAACTTACTGATGGTTATATAAAAAAGAGAGGTAAAAATGGCGACAATAAACTTAGGTAACATCAGATTTAACTGGTGTGGAACATACAACAGTTCAACAACATATACAAAAGATGACGTTGTTGGTTTTGACGGCTCTGCATTTATCGCAAAAAAAACTGTAAAAAATATCAATCCTAACAGTAATGAATTTTGGGACTTGATGATTGCTGGAGCTGAAAAACCATACATTGTTGGTGAACAAAAGCTAATGGCATTCAGAGCATCAGAACTACCGCATGGCTGGTATTTCCGAAATGGTGATAACTATTTACTCGATTCACCACAAGGTCGAGCGTTAAATAGTTTATCTGCAAACTACAAAGAAGATTACAAAATCACAATCAAAGTAATTAACGGTCAACAATATATCAATGTCCCAACCGCGTTTTCGGATGACGGTAGAGGTTTTTTTGAGCGTGCAGTTAATGGAACTAGCAGGCAAGTTGGTAGCATTGAAAATGATGCAATTCGTAATATCTGGGGACAACTTTATAATGTCATGCAATGGCGTGGAACTGTTGGAGTTGGCGTTTTTCATGTTGGTGAACCGAATACTGCTGGATCGGGATTAAATAACAGACACTCGAATGCAGCCACATATGCTACTGATTCTGATTTTCCGGAACGAACTATAACATTTGACGCATCACGCGTAGCACCTGTTACTAGTGACGACAACAGACCTTTAAATATCGGTATGACACCCGCAATCTATCTTGGAGTTTAATATGATTAATTATTATTTTGATAACACAAATGAGCTAAAACCGTTTACTCATGAACTCGAAGCTAACGATAATACGCTACCGCCTGATAATGCGTTGCGCGTAGAACCAAAATTCAAAGACGGATATTGGCCATGTGAAAAAAACGGCGAGTGGGTTTTAGTTGAGGACCATCGAGAAAAAACAGTATACAACATTGAAACAAAAGCACCCGTTAAGATTGATTATCTGGGTGAGGTTAGAGATGGTTTTACTGAGTTAGAACCATTCGATTTTTGTAAGTGGGATGGCACAAAATGGGTATTGGATAATGATACTAAAAATGAAAGCATTATCAAAAATAATCAATCATTGAAAAACACATTACTCAATGAAGCAAATGAGAAAATATCAATACTACTCGACGCTATTGATTTAGATATGGCTGAAGATGGTGATGACGAAAAATTAAAAAATTGGAAAAAATATAGAATTCTTTTAACTCGTATCGACACATCAAATATAAATGTAATTTTCCCAACAAAACCGTAATTTATTTTCAAATATAGAAATACACGGCGTGGTTAATTATCAATTAATTTAAACAATAATTATCACACGCCGCATCATTTAGATAATCGAATAAAAATTTATTCTATCCATTCTAAAGAAAATGAGAATATAAAAATTCAGATCAGTAATGAAATATCTGCATTGATTACAAAAACATACCAAGGATTAGGTCATAATGATTTAGATCATCAATTAGGTTTTTCAATCATTCATCTTGCAAATGATGGTTGGTATATTTTAAGTATCAAATGGAATAATGCTAATAATATTAGGCATATAGTTTATGAAACTGATGAAAATTTTAAAACACTAAAAAGGCTACAAGATAAAACAATTATAGCTTGTTTATGGGAAGCAAGATTGATTGTGCAAGAAAGTAATTTATGGCAAAAGCATATCTTATCAAATAACCTTCTGACTGTGACAAAAGATGCGGGTGATAAATATTTAAGCGAGGTATTTAATGGAAAACTCTGA